CCACAATACCACCATTTGACCCTATACTTGACCCAGGAACTGGTGGAGATGGTACCGGTGGAGGAGGTAATGGTGACGGCAATAATGGTTCTACTGATGGTGGTCAAGGTGGTGGTGAAACTATTCGAGGTGGTAATCCGGTGCTTATTGAATTGCCTGGTGTTTTTACTACACCTAAACCCGAATATAAAAGATCGTCAGGTGACTATCCAACATCATCTAATGGTTCTTATCCGGTCATTCTTTATCTTTGCGAAATCTTTATCGATGAAAGTGGCATCAATTATTCTCCAGGAGACAAAGTTATTATTGAACCAGACATTGGTGCAGTTGTAGAACCTAAATTTAATGCCCGTGGTAGATTGACTTCCATCAAGGTTACTGAAAGTGGAGAAGGTTTCACTAAATATCCAACACTTTACATTCAATCTGAAACCGGTTATAATGCTGTATTGCGACCAAAACTTTGTATAGATAGAGTTGGTAATGATAAGCTCAAAGAGCCAACATTCCAAGACAAAGTTATAACCGTGATTGATTGTGTAGGTAAAGTTTAATGGCGGAAGTAAAAAATTATCATACAATTAGGTATGGTCAAGCAGACGGTGAAATAAAGTTTGGCCATCTTACTCAAGACAATGTTCTTTCATCAGTCTTGTTGAGAAGTGGAAAATCGAAGAACCATTATATTACGATGGACTCCTCTGGGGCTCCTCATCGTAAATATGGAACTATTTGTCGATCACCCGGCTCATTTCAGGTAAGGGCAGGTGATAATGTAGATAAAGATGTGCCTGGGGTATATGTTGAAGCAGTTAGTGGTGATTTAGTTCTACGAGCTCCCAGTGGAAGAGTTAGAATAGAGGGAGTTAACATCGATTTAATTGCATCTGGTGCTGACGGTCAAAATGGTGTTATTACCATTGATGCTAACGAAAAAATACTTATGAGGGCACAAACTATTGACGTTTCATCTAAAGTATCGACTAGACTATTCTCAGAGAAAACAGTTGAACTTATCGGAAATGCAATCTTAAATATGTATGGTGGATTCGTTGATATTGCAGATGGTGCCACAGCAATCAAGGGTTCAATTCTTCCATCACAAAATGAAATACAAAATCTACCAATAGGCTAATGACTTTAAATATTCCGCATCCACAGAAGAAAGGAAAAAGACTTGAATACTCCTCTTTACATGGTCCTGAGCATGGTGTATACTATAGAGGTAGATTGAGAGGTCACGATAGAATTGAACTGCCTGAGGTGTGGAGAGACCTTGTAGAAGAACTTTCTATTACGGTATCAATTACACCTATCGGTATGGCACAAAGTATTATTGTGAAGGGTATTCAGAATAATCAGGTCATACTAGATTCAAATCCAGGTGTTCCTATTGATTGTTATTATCATGTATATGGTGAACGAAAGGATGTTCCAAGACTTAAGACAGAGGGTAAGGTTAAATCATGAAGGTACCTGACATCAATGTAGGTAAGAGATTATTTGTTGGATTAGGAAATCCAGAATGTCTGGGTAGAGGACTAGCAGAAATTCGCGGGTCTGGTTATATGCAGGGCCCTACTATTACAGGGACTCCAACTTTCCCTAATGTATGGGCATCATCAATGATTGGTCCTCTGATCAATCCAGAATCAACACCCCCTTTAATTCCTGGTGGGTTCTGTTATGGTCCTCCTGCTAATCCATTTTCTTTAGCTGTTGTTGGTTCAACCGCTTTAATGGGTATGGTTAACACCAATGCTGATGTAATTGTTGGAAGACATCTTGCAGTACAGGGTGAAATAGTTTCTAATTGTGGAGTTCATGTTCTATCTGTTAAAAAGAACTTTGATATTGTCCACCCTTCAAAAACCGGTTGGAGGTTGAGGCATACTTGTCCAGAAGGACCTACTAATGACGTATACTTTAGAGGAACACTGAAGGATAGAGATTATATTGACCTTCCTACATATTGGAAGGATTTTGTTCATAGAGAATCTATCACTGTTAGTTTGACACCGATAGGAGCTCATCAAGATATCATCGTGAAGAAAATTGACAAAGATAAGATTTATCTTCAATCACGATCTGATACACCAATCCATTGTTTCTATCATGCATATGCAGAAAGAAAGGATGGTGAAAGTTTGATTCCTGAGTATCCAGGTGAAACACCTGCAGATTATCCAGGGAATAACGATCAATACTCAATTGTAGGATACCATTACGATATTAAATCATGACAGACTCATTATTTGGTCCATTTAAACCAGGCTCACCAGGAAATCAAGATTGCTCAGACGGTCAAGCCAGAGGGTTACCATCAGGCAATTTTTCATATATTCAAAAAAATAATAATAATGATGCCACGGCCCCTACGCCCAATCCATATTCAAAACCTCAGTGTGAACCCTATTATCATTCCACTGCCACGATTGATCAACTTGATATTACTACCAATCTGACTGGTGCTACTGCAACTTTCTCTGGTACAGTTACTGCTCCTACATTTTCGGGGCAAATTAATGTGCAATCTTGGAAAGGGTTTGATATTAAACACCCCAACAAAGATGGCCATCGATTGAGACACATCTGTATGGAGGGTCCAGAGGCTGGTGTTTATATTAGAGGAAGGTGTAAAGGAACTACGATTACATGTCCTGCATACTGGCAAGGATTAGTTGATCCTGAGTCAATCAGTGTCAATCTGACTCCAATTGGTTGTTATCAAGAACTCTTTGTTGAGTCAATTGAATGGGGTAAGAGAATTCAGATTAGAAACAATCTGGGTGGTCATATTGAGTGTTTCTATACGATTACTGCACAAAGAATTGATGGAGAGCCATTGATTGTTGAGTATGAGGGAGAGACACCTGCCAAGTACCCAGGAAGTTCTGATCAGTTCTCTATCTCGGGGTATGACTATGATGTCAGAAGCCAGAAGACGAAGTAGCACACACTCCCTTGACTTGGGCACTTAAAACCGTTATACTACTAGAGTAGACAGGAGTTCAATGACCTACAAACCACAAGAAGAAGACCAAGACTTTCTGACCCGTGTTGTGGTTGACACAAGTCTTCGTAAGTTTTATCTTTACTCAAGTGAAGGTAACAGTAGAGATGTTGAATGTGAGACTGTAGACCAGTTTATGAATGTTCTTGAGTTGGTACGTGCATTGATTAAGGAAGACGACATTGTTTATGCAGAACCTTTGGTTACTTCTGCAGAATGAACTGTTCAGACCTTTACGAAGAAATTCTAAACTGTTACGAATATGAGACCAGAAACCCGTCAGTCTATGGAAATGTTGTTCTCTGCCAAATGGAATCTTCCAAAGGCAGCAAAGAATTGCAACTTAACTCAAAAAGAGATGAAAATTACCTTCAATGAGTATTGTGTGCTTCATCCTCCTACTTGGACGGAGGAATGAAACAATTATTTGTGGTTGACATTGGTAATGGTAGATGTGTTACTCATGATGGGTATATTCAGATTGGTATTTTCAACCATTCTGTAGAAAAACATCTAGAGTTAAACTCATCAATTAATTGGCAAGTAACATACTGGATGCCCGATCCATTCTGTATTAGATACAAGAGAATCAACTACCAGCATACAATGAAGGCAAACGAAGGTTCACCCAGAACTGATAATGCAACTGATAGTCGCCCGAGAGACTTTCCTGACCAGGCAACAAATAGATTAGAGAGAACCTTATAAAGATTCCTATATAAAATAAAGGGGTAGAATGAATATTCAACTTTGGTACTCCGAACCTATGAGAGAATGGAGATGGTCTCTTGTCTCTGACATAGATTCGAATGACCAACATTCAGGTGGTCAGGAAGACTTAAGAGATGCTATGAATGATGTGGCAAATACTGTAGAATATTTACTTGACACAGATATTAATCCATGATATAATATAAAGACCGTGTGAAGGAAGCACTCTATTGTGTTAATCAACCATCCAGTATTCTGGGTGGTTTTTTTATGTAATAAATATCTAATAATAGATATGTCGTGCGAGAAAGATGCCTCTCTCAAGATTAGATAACTTTCTAAAGAACGTAAAAGGAAATATTTTATATGTTGATCCAAGTAATCTGGATGCAACAGATGGTATTGAGAACCAAGGGAACTCATTTGCTCGACCATTTAGAACTCTACAAAGGGCATTAATTGAAGCCTCTAGATTTTCATATCAAGTAGGTCTTGATAATGATAGATTTGAAAAAACCTCAATCTATCTGTTTCCTGGCACACATTACATTGATAACAGACCAGGTTGGATTCCATCTGGGTCAGGTACTTATTTGTTGAGAAGTGGCGTTAACTCAAATGATTTTCAATCATTCAGTAATACATCAAACTTCGATATTGCAGATGGTAACAATATTCTTTATAAACTCAATAGTATTCATGGTGGAGTTATTATCCCCAGAGGTGTGTCTATTATTGGTCAGGACTTAAGAAAGACTGTCATCAGACCAATCTATGTTCCTAATCCAGAAAACAATTTAATCGAAAGATCTGCAATCTTTAGATTGACTGGCGGATGTTATATGTTCCAGTTTACTTTGAAGGATGCTGATACACAGAGACCTGCATATAAAGATTACAGTTCTTCTACATTCAAACCAACATTCTCTCACCATAAACTTACATGCTTTGAGTATGCTGATGGTAAGAATAATGTAAACATTAATGATGATTTTATCAACTATGTTACAGATCGTAGTGATCTAGACATGTATTATGAGAAGGTTGGTATTGCATATGGTTCTGCAAGTGGAAGAGAAATTGAACCTGATTATCCAAATGCAAGTGTAGATATTCAACCCAAGATTGATGAATACCGTATTGTTGGACCAGTATCTGGCTCAGTTGGTATCAATAGTATCAAGTCTGGTGATGGTATAACAGCTTCTACAGGAATTAATGTTAAACTTTCTAGTGGTATTTTTGGTTTAAATGTCGATACTAATGTTATTGTCAATAATGTAACCGATACAAGATATAATGGTACATATCTTGTGACTCAAGTATTAGACACTGATGCAAATGGAGTTACTGAATTCGCGTATGAAGTTCCAGTTCCTCCAAGTAATGCACTACCAAATCCACTAGGTTCTTCTATAGAACTTTCCACCGATACTGTAACTAGTGCATCACCATACATTTTCAACGTTTCGCAGAGATCTGTTTATGGTATGTGTGGAATGCATGCCGATGGCAGTAAGGCTGATGGATTTAAATCAATGGTTGTTGCACAATTCACTGGAATTGGACTTCAAGTCGATGATAAAGCTTTTGTAAGATATAATACCACAAGTGGTTCATTTGATGACTCTAATGTAGTCGCTAATTTGCATACAGATATCAATGCAGTATATAAACCACAATATGTAAATTATCACATCAAGGCATCAAATAACTCTTTGATTCAGTTAGTTTCTATTTTTGCTATTGGTTATGCAGAACAATTCTTAACAGAATCTGGTGGTGATTTCTCTGTTACCAACTCCAACTCAAACTTTGGTCAATCTGCACTTATCTCTAGAGGTTATAGAGATTTGGCATTTGCTCAAGATGATGTTGGATATATTACACAAATTATTCCACCACAATCACTTAAACCACAATTTACTACGATTGAATATCCTTCAATTGATATCACAAAAACTGTAGGTGTTGCAGATACAAGTAGAATGTATCTCTATAATTATACTAATGAGGATGTACTGCCACCAAGTACAGTTAATGGCTATAGATTTGGTGCAAATAATGACGAGACATTGAATGTAGTTATTCCTGTAGGAGGACAGACGGAAGTCTTTAGAGCAAGAGTCGTCATGGACGATACTGCATATGCAACAAAGAAAATAACTGGAAGAAAACTTGCAAGACTCGGTAGAAACGTTTCTACTGGTAATAGCATTACAAATTCTACGTTGATGTTTACTGAAGACCATCAGTTTAAACAGGGTGAGACTGTAAGAGCCATTTCAAATGATGGAAGACTTCCTGACGGTCTTGAGAGTAATAGAGTTTATTTTGCTGTTGTTGATGGCCTACCATCGAATCAACTACAACTAGCACAATCATTCAATGATTCTTTGACTGGTAATAAGGTTGGCATTAATAATCTTGGTGACACCATTATTGTAGAGAGTAGAGTTAGTGATAAAGACCCTGGTGACGTAGGACATCCTGTTCAATATGATGTTGATGAATCACAATGGTATGTAAACGTATCATCCGCATCAACAGAGAATAATTTGTTCTCTAAGCTAAATGGTGGTGGACTTGGAAATATTACTTCTAGAACATATATCGTTAGACAGAAAGATTCTAGACAATCTGATGATAGAATTCATCAGTTGAGATTTGTTATCCCTGCAAATACTGGAGTCTCTTCTGCAAGACAACCACTGGATGGTTTTATTCTTCAAGATTCGAGTGATGTTACTGGAGCAACTAATACCGAAGTTGCATTGGAATTTAATCCAGGTTCTGTGACGATGAGTAATGACTCTCAAATGAGAAACTTTAGTTTCATCTCTGATGTTGACTATAAAGCTGGAATTACATATTATTCAACAGAAAAACCTCATAGACTTTCTATTGGTTCAACTGTTATTATTAATAATGTAAGAAGTACTTTGTTCCCAACAGTTGGCACAGGTAACTCTGGTTATAATGGTACATATGAAGTTACTGGAATTACAAGTGCAAAGACATTTACTGTAAATTCTATTTCTCTTTCTGCTGGTACATTTATCAATGATACCTCGCAGAGAACTACTACTCTTCCGACGGTTTCTAGAAGAAACTTTGCAAAAGACTTTTATGTCTACGACGTACAAACTATTAATGAATATATCAATGGAGAACAGGATGGTGTCTATCATCTGTCAATAATTAATTCTGCAAATGAACCAAAGGTTTTCCCATTCAACAATAATGGTTATGCGTTCTCACAACCAGTCACTAATTATTATCCACAGTTAGATAGAGATAACCCTGTAACTAAGGCACCATCAGCTGCATGTTATGCACTGTCCGATAATATCGGTGAGGTTGCAATCAATGATCCTAAAAATAGTATTACTGGAGAAACATTGGAGGAGATGTTCCAACAAGTTGGTGTTGCAATTACAGGAATTATATCGAATAATGTAGGAACTGCGTATACTATCTTTACACAGTATGACCATGGATTGAATAGAATTACTGTTCCGACTATCAATAATCCTGGCGCAGGGTATGGTAATGGTACAAATTCAATTCAATACTACTATAATGCAAAACTTCAAAACATCACAAGTGGATCGATTGGTGATTTTGGCACTGGATTAGTCACGATTGATGGTACATCTGCTGGTGAGATTATTGATATTCAAATCATGGATGGTGGTTCAGCATTTGCAGCTGGTGATGACTTCCGAGTTGTTGGTATTGCAACAACAACTGGATTTAGTGCAGCCACTGGTAGTGTCAATAAAGTTTATGACAATAGAGGAGACACTCTCACGTTAACCGGTATCAATGATTATGATGGCAGAAGTTACAATCAATTCTATAGAATTTCTGCCATTTCAGACACTAAACAGATTGAGGTAACTCCAGTTTTAGGTTCTCCTGGTATTACAACATTGGGTTTTGGTCCTGACAAAGTACTCGGTGGTGGTTTCTCTATCATTGGACCGTCGTTCGATAGTGAAAGTTTTGTTTATAATAAAGATGTCGGTATTGCAACAATAACTACAAAACTGAATAATAACTTTAGAGTTAATAATTCTGTGATCGTAAGTGGTGCAGGTCAAACATTCTATAATGGATCGTTTGTTTGTATTGATAAAATTGGATTGACCACGGTGGTTATTGATGTAGGTATTAGCACAGTTACTCCAACAATTGATGGTAATATTCGACTATTCCCATCTGGTTCTTCAGGAAACTTTGGTGACTTAGTTGCAAGAAATGGAAGATTGTCTGGTAGAGAAAGTCAAGTCTATGCTGGTATTTCGACTACACTTAATTCTGCAATTACTAGTAAAACAACTGATACTATCAATGTCAACAACATGACAGATTACAATTTCAGAATTGGTGATTTTGTTAGAGTTAATGATGAGTTGATGAGAATTAAAACTACAGTAAGTAGAGTAGCTGGAACTACGCAACTTAAAGTGTTTAGAGGTGTATATGGTTCTATTGCAAATACCCATGTGATAGGTTCAGTTATTACTCGGGTTAAGTTCTTCCCAGTTGAATTCAGAAGAAACTCAATCATTAGGGCATCCGGTCATACTTTTGAGTATATTGGTTACGGTCCTGGCAACTACTCAACTGCATTCCCCGATAAACAGACGAAGAGACTTACACTATCTCAGCAGATTAATGCACAGTCACAAACAATTGCCGGCGGTGTTGTCAACTATACTGGTATGAATGATAGAGGTGATTTCTTTATTGGTAACAAGAGAATTGCTTCTAATACAGGTAGAGAACAAGTATTTGATACTCCAGTTCAAACCTATACTGGCGAAGATCCATATTCAAGTGGTATTTCTGATGATGTATCTGACTTCAACTATATTGAAGCTTCTATTGTTAAAATTGAAAGAAACATAATGGTTGATGGTGGAGACAAAGGTAATATTCTTTCTCAGTTCAATGGACCTGTAGAATTTACCAAAAAAGTTATCAGTACATCAGACGAAGGTTTTGAAACTAATAGTGTCTTTATTCAAGGTAATGCTCAAGTTTCAAGAAAGTTGACTGTGGGTATAGCCACACCAACAGAGGCTGGTACTCCTGGTGATGTCGTCTTCAACGCAAATCCAGAGAATAGTGGAACAGTTGGTTGGGTTTACACAACAAACAATCAGTGGAGAACCTTCGGGGTTATCAGTTGATAAATAAAAATAATAATTCCTGATTATCAAGATAAATGGCAGTAGATAAGGATTTTGTCATAAGAAATGGCATTCAAGTCAATGAGAATTTAATCTATGCTGATGCCGATAGTGACAAGATTGGTATTGGAACTACAACCCCAGACAAAAAACTTGTAATTATTGGTGATAGTGAGGTTAGTAAACGTCTGGCAGTTGGTACTACAATTACTGCACAAAGACTTGTAACCACGGGTGTTACTACTTCTAATATTGGTCTTGATGTAGGTGTTGGTGGAACGGTATTTACTAGTTCTACTCTTACCAAAAAAATTGGTATCAATTCTGCCACTCCTGCATATACTCTGGATGTTATCGGACCAGTTTCGATTGGCCAAACCGCAGAGTATGTTTTTGGTGACCTGACAGTTACTGGTAATATCAAAGGAACATCTTTGTCAGGTCAAATTTCTGCTGGTGGAACAGTTGGGTTTACGAATGTAACTGTAGAAAATAATTTAGTCTCAAATGATGCAGAATTATTCACCAAATTTACATTAGAAGAAGTTAATAGTGATACATTTAGATTTCTAGTTGCAGGTGACCCTCCAGGTATTGGGTTTACACAAAACACCGATGATCCAGAACTTTATCTGTTGCGCGGTAAGAAATATGAATTTCATGTGGATTCTGGTGGTTTCCCATTCTATATTAAGACTGCACCAACAGCAGACTTGGATAATATTTACAATAATGGTGTAGATGGTAATGGTACCCAGGTTGGTATTCTGACCATTAGAGTTCCATTTGATGCACCAAATAGACTTTTCTACCAAGCATCTAACGTTGCTGGTATGGGAGCAACAATATATCTACAAAATAATGGTAAACAAATTGATGTTGGTGTTGCAACAGTTAGAAACAGATTAGATAGTAATGGTTATGCAGACTTTGAGAACATCTATGTATCGGGTATCGGTACAATTAATAACATCAAGAGCAATGACTTCAGTGTAAGTGCTGGTATTGTTACCGTAAGACAAGATCAAACGGCCTTTATTGGTGTTTCTACTGGTGCAGATAGAGTTAGTGTTCAGACTACAAGTAGCAGTGACACACATCAGGTTTCATTTGTAAACAATGTAGGTTTGGGTTCAAACTACCCACTTCACTTAATTGACTCTGATACCAATCAATTAACGTATGTTCCTTCCACAAATGTACTGTCTTGTACTAGATTTGTGGGTAATGTATCTGGTATTGCCACTGGTGCGGATAATATTAATATAGACCCTCAAAATGGTAATACTGATTATCAAGTCATTTTCAGTAATCCTGGTGAATATGACTATAAGAGGATGTATATTGATAGTGAGAGTTCTAGATTAACATATAATCCATCACTTAATAGACTGTCAGTAACAAATATCATTGCAACCTCAATCACAGGTGGTTTGATCGGTACTGCAACAAGAGCAGACTTGATTAATGTAGACGAGAAAAATAATAATACAAACTATCAAATCTTGTTTAGTGATAATCAAGGTGCTGATTATCAAAGACCTTATATTGATAGTGATTCTAACAAATTACTTTATAATCCTTCTACAAATACTCTTCAGTCTACCAATATTACTGCAACGACAGTAACTGCTGGTTTGGCAGGTACTGCAACAAGAGCAGACTTTATTAATGTAGATGAAACTGGTTCTAATACAAATTATCAAGTTCTTTTCAGTACAAATCAGGCTGCTGGGTATCAAAGACCTTATATCGATAGTGGTTCTGGTCAATTTATCTATAATCCATCAACAAATACACTAACTGCCGGTAATTTGGCGGGTAAAGGTGATAATCTTACAAATCTCGATGGTAGTAATATTTCACAGGGTCTTATTAATGAGGCAAGACTACCTAACGCAACAACATCTGCACAGGGTGTAGTTCAACTTGATAACACATATCCTCCTACAAGTACCTCTACAACAAAAACTGCGACCACAAATGTCTCTAGACAACTTTATAATGGTATAAAAAATCTTATTTCTTCCGGGTCTCAGATGCTGTTCTACCAGGCATCTGCACCAACCGGTTGGACAAAAGTGACTACACATAATAACAAAACATTACGTGTTGTTTCTGGTTCTGGTGGTGGTTCTGGTGGTACTAATAGTTTCACCAGTGCATTTTCTGAGAGGTCTGTTCCAGTACCTACTCATAATCATACTGCAAGTGCCGGAGATCAATCAGCCAATCATACTCATGGTGGAGAAGCAGTAACTGCTGCTGCAAATCACTCTCATAGCGGAAGTGCAGGTTTCCAAAATGTACCTCATAACCACGGTATTAATGCCGGTGGTGTGAACGGCAGCTTTATTACAGGTCTTAACTACAATAGAAGTGATTTTGACTCTGACGGCAGAAAAGAAGCAGTAACTGATATCAGTTTTAACAAAGGTGGCGTTGGTTATTCAAACCAAAATGTGCGACAAGGTAATGCTGGGCATAGTCATAGCATTAGTACGAATGCTGCAAACGCAGATCACGGTCACAATCTTAGTATTAATGCACAAAATGCAGACCATCAACACACAATTACTGTTGGTAATACCGGAACTGTAAACAACATGGACTTCCGTGTCCAATACATTGATGTAATTATTTGTAAGAAGAACTAAATACCCTTATTCACCCCCTATCATAGGGGGATTAAGTGGAGTTATTTGAGCAACATTTATTCCCTGTTGAAGGGCATGTGCATAAAGTTGTTGGTTCTGATGATTTGCTTCTACTACTTCATTTCTGAAACTTTCTACAGCAGCTCCAGTTTGATTTGACTTTTGTGCAATTTCTACTGTCATCATAGGCATCCATGATACCGCACAACGCCAATCATCAATCTCTTCCCCAGTATTAGGATTTGTTCCTCTTACACATGTATACCAGGCACATTTATGTTCAACACATTTCTTTTGAATTAACGGACAAAATTCGCCTTTTTTCATGATATATCATCATACCTGAAAAATATTTATATATACTGGTTATAAATAAAAACAACGGATAAAACATTATAGATAATGTCTTTACTTAGGGCCGACAAGATAGCCAATAGGTTCAATAACAGTGGTCCTATTATCGTAGGTCCTTCTACTGTAAGTGGAAATTTTACTGTTACTGGAATACTTACCGCACTGGGTATTGGGGTAACGAACAATGTTCTGGTTGGTGGAGCACTAACCGCCAAGTTCATCAATGCAACCAATAGTGCATCATTATTCAATTCATCTCTTACTGGTATCACCACTGCCGGTATTATCACCGGTGCAACGTATTTTGGTGATGGTGTCAATCTAACAGGTATTGTAACTGAAATTCAACCTGGTCCTGGTATCCAGATTTCACCAATATCCGGTAAAGGAAAACTTACAATCTCGGCAAATGGAGTTGTAGTTTCTGGGTATTCAACTAATTCTGGTCTTGCAACTGATGTAAAAGGTGGTGCGGCTGGTGCTATCTTGTATCAGGCTGGTCCAAATGATACAGCATTCACTGCATCAGGTACAGCTGGAGAAATTCTTCAATCACAAGGAACAGGAACTCCTGTTTGGACATCACTTGCAGCAATTAATGTCTCCTATGCAGACAGTGCAGGTATTTCTACTAACCTAAAAGGTGGTTCTTCTGGTAGGATTCCTTATCAAACAGGACAAAATGCAACTGGATTCTTACCGATTGGTCCCACAGGTAATCTTCTTCTAGGCCAAGGTACAGCTGCACCAACTTGGATTGACCCTAAAGCAAATTTAGATGTCAGATATGCAAGACTATCTGGTATCTCTACGAGTGCAATTGGTGGTATTGCTTCTGTTACTTCATTAAGTGTTACTGGTATCACCACACTGAGTGGTGGCAATGTAGTTATAGATAAAGACCTTCGTGTTACTGGGGTTACAACTGCAGCTAATGTGGTTGTCACTGGTGTTTCTACCATTGCAACTCTGAAGGTAGGTACAGGAGCTGGTGCAACAGTTGGTGTTACTACCATTCTAGATGAAGATACCTTTGGCTCAAATAGTAACGAGGCACTTGCAACTCAACAATCAATTAAGGCATATGTTGACAATGCCGCAGGTAATGTATCACTAGAATATGGTGGTAATATTGGTACCAGTAGTATTGACCTTGATGGTGAAAGGTTTGATATTCTGGGTAGAACTAGTGAAATCTATACCATAGGTACAGGTCTTACAATTACTGTAGGTCTTAATACTGATGTTACTATTCCACGAGACTTCACAGTCACGAGAAATTCAACACTTGGTCTTTCTACTATATCGACACTTGGTGTTACTGGTGTTGCGACTGCACAATATCTTGATGTTACTGGTGTAGCTACAGCTGCAACACTTGGTGTTACTGGACTCACAACTACCCAGTTCTTAGAAGTCACTGGCGTCTCTACGATTGCAACACTAGGTGTTACTGGAGTTACAACTACAAGAGAACTGATCGTAACTGGTGTTTCTTCACTGACTGGTTCATTAGTTGTCTCTGGCATCACAACACTTGCATCTGATGGTGGTATTACGACGACTGGTGGTGACCTTTATGTTGCTGGCAATCTAAATGTTGTTGGTGACCTTGTATATGATGAGGTTACTGGTAGAAACCTGAATATTACTGGTGTTGCAACAATTGCAAACCTTGGTATCACCGGTCTTACCACTACAAAAGACCTATTAGTAACTGGTATTTCTACTCTCACTGGGTTCTCAACCTTCCTGAGTGATGTTTATATCTCTGGTATTACATCAGTAGGTGCAGCTGTTACAATGTACCCCACAACGGGTATTGTAAGTGCTACAGCCTTCTATGGTGATGGTTCAAACCTGACTGGTGTTGTTGGTCTGGTATCTGTTACTAACCAAATCTATGTTACACCTGATGGTAATGATGAAAATGATGGTTACCTAATTTCTACTGCAAAGAGAACTGTTGGTTCTGCTCTTACGATTGCAGAAGCATCATCGGTTATTAGAATTTCTGCTGGTAATTATTCAGAAAACAATCCAATCATTATTCCAGAACAGGTCACACTTCTTGGTGACAGTTTGAGAGAAGTCTCAATTATTCCACAAAACCCTGACGAAGATCTCATTTATGTTGCAAATGGTAGTTATGTTGAGAATATGTCATTTACGGGTTCATTGAATGAAGGTAAGGCAATTATCGCATTCAATCCCAACAAACCATCTTATGTAACACAGGGCCCTTACATTAGGAACTGTACAAACTTCATCTCTAATAGTATTGGTATGAAGATTGACGGTAGACATGTCATTGGTGACACCAGAGCAATGAACGTTGACTCATATACTCAACTCAATCAGGGTGGTATTGGTGTTTCAGTCTCTAATGAAGGTTATGCCCAGTTAGTTTCAATCTTTACTATCTACAACGACCAAAGTATTGTTTGTATCAACGGTGGTCAATGTGACCTGACAAACTCCAACTCTTCCTTTGGTAGGTTGGGTCTTGTTGCTGATGGTATTGGTCCAACAAACTTTATTGGAACTGTTACTGAATTTACATCTGCTGGGTCGAATGCATTCCCAATTGATATTAGTACCGACAGCATTAACATCACAAATGCAACATACGATAATGTAACTGGTCTGACTACAATTACAACAGCAACCAATCATGGTTATAATGTTGGTATGTCAGTCTCAATGAGAGATATGACATTTACATGTGACTCACAACTTGCTGTCACATCATTCGGTATCTCTACTGCAAATTATAGTAATGTGACTGGTGTGATGACGGTATCAACCAGTATTGCAAATAACTTCTATGTTGGTGCAAGTGTCACATTCTCGCAGTTAGTATTCAGTTGTAATTCTGGTGGGGGTATTTCTACTGCATACTTCCCGCCTGCACTTGGCGACAACAACGGTGTTGCAAATCATGTATTTGATGTTGTCGGTATTAACTCAGCAAGAGAGTTTGAGGTTAATGTAGGTCCTTCGACAATTGTTCATAACTATCAAACTGGTGGTAATGTAAGTATCAGTACATTTGCACCATTCCCAAGTGGTGCATTTGGTAGTATCTTTACTGTCGATTCTGTTCCAGCAACAAATCAGTTTAGAGCCTATGTTGGAGTATCAACCTTAGCACATACATATTCTTCTGGTGGTCAAGTAGAAACATTTACATCATTGCCTTATGATGGTCAGGTTGTATACCTTGACGAAATTTATAACACTATAAAAGGTGTTAATATTACAAGTGGTGGTTCTGGTTACACATCACCTCCGGTAGTTACTTTCTCTGATCCTTCAGAATCATGGGGTATCAAGGCAACTGGTGTTGCACGACTGACTGGTGGTTCTGTGACATCTGTGGACATGATTTCTAATGGTAGAGGTTATACAGGAACACCTACGGTATCCTTTACTGGGTCTGCTACAGGTACTCCTGATGTCTTACCTACATACTATGTGGTCAGTAGTGCAACTCCAGTTGTTGGTGGTATCACTACAGTCACATTCACAGAAAATGTACCTTATGCGGTTGGTGTAGGAACTACCGTTCCATTCTTCAAACAAAGTAGAGTACTTGCTTCATCTCAAGCATTTGAATATATCGGTTCTGGTAATACTGCTCTTACCGCTCTCCCACAAAGAGGTGGTATTGCAATCCCAGAGAATGAAATTGTAAATAAGAATGGTGGTTTGGTAATCTTTACTTCTACCGATCAAGCAGGCAACTTCAAGATTGGTGAAGGAGTTATTATTAATCAACTTGAAGGATCTATTACTGGTGATGCTTACAACAGAAGCCTATTTGCCAATATCACACCTTATATTCTCGCATTAGGAGGAGATTCATAAAATGGCATTAGCCCTTAACAATTATCAGACAATCACAGGTGTTGTCGGACTCAATACGGTAGGTATCTATACAGCACCTACTGGATATAGTGCTATTGTCCTTTTAGCACAAACCACCAACGTTGGTAGTGACACACAAACTATCAGTTTCTCTCACGAGAGAACAACCGCAGGTATTGCAGTAACTACCGAAATTCTAAAAGGTTTCCCAGTACCAGCAAACGATGCTGCAAATCTTTTGGCAGGTAAACTTGTTCTTGAAACTGGAGATTCTCTTGTCATATCATCAAGTAGCAATACTGACGTGAAATTCATCTCATCTATCTTAGAGACACTTAATCAGTAATAACGATGGCAAAGTACGCTAGTAACGACCAAAAAAACTTTAAAATTGGTATAAGTTCTTTTAGTGACAACAAAACTTCGTTAGAAGTTATTGGTCGCGTTGGTATCAACAGTTCTAGTGCAAAATCAGCATTGGATGTAGCCGGTTCAGTGAATGTATCGGATAGTTTATCCGTAACTGGTCTCTCTACATTTACTGGTATTGGTACTTTTGTCGGTGATTTATATGTTGGTGGAGACTTAAATGTTGTTGGTGACCTCGTATATGATGAGGTTACTGGTAGAAATCTTAATATAACTGGTGTTGCGACAGTCGGCACGGCATTTACTGTCAATGGACCTTCTAATTTAGTTGATACTTTTGTATCTGGTGCTCTTACTGCAACCACATTTACTGGTGCTGGTACTGGACTGACGGGTATTACTAGTGCAACGAATGCAACTAATATCTACGGTGGAGCGACAGGTCAGCTATTATATCAAGCCCAACCGGGTATAACATCTGCATTTGAAAATGGAACTACTGGTCAAGGCCTTTTCTCTAGAGGTACAGGTCAACCTCCACAATGGTTAGCAGCTGCACCTTCAGGTGCTATTGAAGGTCTTCTCCTATTTGACGAAGGTGCAGTAGTTGGTGGAGGAATAACATATTCAGGTCTTGATTTTAGAGGACTTGATGTAACTGCAACTGGTGGTAATAATGGTGGTATCGCCACAATCACTGTCGCACAACAGTCATTTGTAACACTTGCAGGTATTGCAACGAATGTTATTGGTGGTATTGCTTCAGTTACTCAACTGAATGTAAATGCTGGAGTATCTTCATTCGCAGACTTTAAGATTACGTCGTCTGGTGTAGGTGCAACAGTTGGAACATCTGCAGGTATTACGACATATTATGGTAGTGGTACTGAACTAACCGGTATTGTCACTTCTATTGTTGCTGGAGCTAATATTTCAGTTAGTAGCTCAACAGGCCAAGTAACAATTATTGGTCTTGCCAATACTGCAAATGTCTCGGCAGAAACATTAGTTGTTAGTGGTATTTCAACACTTGGTATCATTACTGGTGCTGAATCTCTGGGTGTTGGTACTGTATATGCGACTAATATTGTTGGTGGGACTGCAACATTCGGTGATGATGTGTCCGTTGGTGGCACTTTCAATGGTAGTAATGCTATTTTTTCTGGAAATGTCACCATTGGTGGTACTTTAACCTATGAGGATGTAGCTAGTATAGACGCTGTTGGTTTTGTAACTGCCAGGACTGGGTTGAATGTTGGTTATACCACTGGACCATCTGGTATTGGTGTTACTGTTCTTCCTGACGGTAGTGGAGTCTTTGCTGGTATATTAACAGCACAAAACCTTGATGTTGTTACCGAATTAAACGTTGGTTCTGCTACATCACAATTTACGGTTGTGTCATCTGGTTCCACCATTATGGTTGGAATTGGTACCACAAATCCACTCCATACTTTGGATGTTAGGGGTGATACCAACATTGAAGGTAACCTAACAGTCAACAATAACACTATCCCTTCATTAGCAATGGTAATTGCTCTTGGTGGACTTTAATAAATAACTAAAAAGTATTAATACAATGGCGGAGTCATTTAACAATAAACTGACATCATCAGCTGGGATTGTGACAACAACGACAGTTGCTAGTATTGGTGCTGCTGGAACTACTATTAGTGGTATATCTACTAATGGCATATCCGTTGGTGATATGGTTGATACCACGTTCTTTAGAGGTGCGACGAAAGTATATTCTATTGGTGCTGGTTCAGTTCTTGTGGATAAGGCCTCCACAAATAATTCAATCGCAGCTAATCAGAATATAACCTTTATGGGTCTTACAACTGCATATACTGCATCGGGGAAATCAATTCTTGTCGGTGGTACTTTTGCAAATCTTACAGGTAACTCTGTAAATCTATTTGTTGAGATTGGTATTGGAAACACTTTTGCGAATATTGCAAATGACATTCCGGTTCCAACTGGAAGTTCTTTTGTTATTAGTGATGCCGGTAAGACAATTTTAAGACCTAATGAAGAAATTAGGGTCTATTGTGATACTGCAAACGCATTAGATGTAAGTCTTAGTATTTTAGAAGGAGTTGCCTGATGTTAGGTAATAACGGGTATCTAGGTCGTAACCCAGGAGATTCATCAGTAATTGTTGCTCGTCAGGTATTCAACCCTACGGGTGTTCAAACTTCATTTGTTTTTGCGACAAAATATCAAATTGGATATCTTGAAGTATATCTAAACGGTGCGAAACTGATTTCAAGCCAAGATTATAATGGAACAGACGGAACAAATATCACATTTACAACTCCAGTTCAAGGTGGAGATGTAGTAGAAGCAATATCTTATAAAGCATTTAACGCAGTCATCCCAACAGATGCACCTGGCAATTTCACTGTTGGAGGTAATTTAATAGTAGAGGGTGATACTGAACTGGTTTCTGGTATATCTACTAGATTTATCTCTGCAGTTGGTATTCAGTCTGGTGGTAATCAGATTGGTACTGGTATCACAACCATAAACTTTATTGGTGTTGGTAATACTGTTACTGTCAATGGTACAACTGTTGATGTCAGTATTGAAAGTGGTGCGTCTGGTGTTGGTACTGCTATTAAGTATTCAGATAATACTAAAAGTCCATTCAGTTATATCAATGCCACTACATATGTAACTGAAAACATCGTACTTGATACGACAAATGCGGGTAATGACCACTCCTATGTCGTCGTTCAAGAGCCAAGAATTATCGTTCAAACTGGTGTAGCTGTCACTGTGGGTCTTGGCAAAACCCTTGTAACTGACTTATATCAGTTGGGTGACCTCTGATAAATACAATTAAAAGATATTAACAATGTCAGCAATTAATGTAAATTCTATTACAGGTAGGACTGGTACTCACGGACCAGTGCTGACGGGTGTGACTACCGCCACGAATGGGTTGCATGTTGGTTCTGGTGTTTCTGTATCTGGTATATCAACATTTAATAATACTGTTGTTGGGGGAGCCACAACTGAACTAGTTGTTGGTGGTGACGCAAGAATTACTGGCATCCTGACTGTTGGTCAGAGTTCGGTTACTATTAGTGGTGATGGTATTTCTGGTATTACAACTGCTGGTATTACAACAGCTTATGTAACTTCAATTAATGACTTAAACTTCCCTACTGCTGGGGCGTTAAGTAACAGGAACCTCATAATTAATGGAGCGATGCAGATAGCGCAGAGAGAGACTAGCGTTGGTGGTAATACAGGTAACGGTTATACAACGCTAGACCGGATGGGCTTATTTCAGAATTTAGGTGGCTTAAATATTTCTCAATCATCAGAAGCGCCCAGTGGTTTCTATAACTCAATTAAATATGAAGTTGACTCGACTGGAAGTGCCGTCAACAGTACTATTGTCACTCCTCACCAAATAGTTGAAGGTTATTCAATTGCTCATTTAAATTGGGGTAGTTCTGATGCACAAAGTGTTACTTTTAGTTTTTGGGTACGTTCAAGCATAACTGGAACTTATGGTGCTTGGATTAGAAACGCTGCTGAAACTAGATATCAGCCGAAAGAGTTTACTGTTACTTCCGCCAATACTTGGGAAAAGAAAATACTAACATTTACTGGCGAAACCTCCGGAACTTGGGATGTAACAAACGGACGAGGCCTAGCCATAGGTATTTGCCTTGATGCAGGGTCAAACCGCTACGGTACTGCCGACACTTGGAATACTTCTGGTGATGCGTTCACAACGTCTAATCAGACTAATTTTATGGCTAACTCTGGTGCAACTTTTTACCTTACCGGCGTCCAATTGGAAGTAGGAACTAGAGCCACGCCGTTTGAACATCGTAGTTATGGTGATGAGTTAGCTAAGTGTCAGAGATACTACTGGCAAATTCAAAATCCGAATGGGACTAATAATTCCTTCGGTTGGTTAGGCACGTCATACGGTAATGGTAATAGTGCCTACGTTCCTATTCATTTTGTAACTTCAATGAGGACTCGTCCATCACTTGCAATGGGCGGAAGTTGGAGAACACGGGCTACCAATATTAATAATTTTACTGGTGATTGGAATACTCATGGGAGTGGCTCACCTGAAAGCATGATAGTTGCTAAATCTGGAGCAGGTAATCTTCCGGCCAATACAGTTTATTGGTTGGAAGCCGCAAACCAGACTGGGGAGACCCGAGCATTTCTAAAACTCAATTCGGAACTTTAATTATGACAACCACTTATAGACTTCTACGGCAACTTGATGGCGACATCATCAGCGTCATGAAAAACGTTGATGGTCAGCCATCATGGTGTATCCCGTTTGACCCAGACAACACCGACTATCAAGAATATCTTGAGTGGGTAGCAGAAGGTAACGAACCACTACCTGCTGACTCTGAATAAATAACTAAAAAGTATTGAGATGTCAAAAATACAAGTTAATGAAATCGTCAATCACTTTGACAATGGTGCTCCAGACTGTCCTAGAGGACTAACAGTCACTGGTGTATCGACTTTCAGTGGTAGTGTATCCATTGGCGGTACTTTAACGTATGAAGATGTAACTAATATAGATTCCGTTGGTATTATCACTGCACAACAGGGTTTAGATGCTCCTACAGATCTAGTATTAAGAACTGGTGGTACAGAAAGACTTCGTGTAACTTCTGCCGGTATCACATCAATTACTGGTTCTCTTGAGGTTAATGGTAACAACTATCCTGCTACTGGGGCATTAAGTAATAGGAACCTCATAATTAATGGAGCGATGCAGGTGGCGCAGAGAGGCACTAGCCAAACAGCTGCTGCGTATGGAAGTATTGATCGCTGGTATTCGGGTCTTTCTGGTGCCACAATAACTATGTCGCAAGAAAGTTTTACCTTAGGTCAAACAGATGTTCCGGGAGCTAATAAATATTTAAAATCAAGTGTAACTACAGGTAATAATAATTCAGGCATCTATTACAAGATTGAGGCTCAAGATGCGTTTCCTGCTATCAACAATGACGTTACACTTTCTTATTACGCTAAAGGTGTTTCACCTACCAGTGGGCTACAGGTTGGCATTAAGTGGTTTGATGGTTCCAGTGCTTCTGCCATAGCAAGTGAATCAGTAACTCTCACTGCTAGCTGGGTTAAATACACTCATACATTTACTGTTCCTAGTATCAGCGGATTAACAATGACCAACGAGTCGGCATACTTAGAAGTGGCCTGGCAACAGAAAAATTCGGATACAGGCACAGCCGCGTATGAAGTAAATTTGGCGCAAGTCCAATTAGAAGTAGGCACTAAAGCTACGCCGTTTGAACATCGTAGTTATGGTGATGAGTTAGCTAAGTGTCAGAGATACTATGAAACATCTTATCCAACTGGGTATGGGGAAGGTCATGACTTTGACGAAGTATATCCGTTTGCAACATCCAAACCTCTGGCTTTTAATTTTATTGCAAGTGATGACACAATTAGTGCACAATCTTGCCGGTTTAAAGTTAATAAAAGAGCCAATGCTACAGTAAGGCTTTATAGCGCAAAAGATGGCACATTAAATAAAGCTTTTACCTATAAAGGAACTGGCGCCAATGCGAGCAATGTTAATATCGCAGTTGTCAATCCGTCTCAAGATCATACCCTGATATCTACATCCCTTGGGGCTGTTAATCAATGTAATGAATCTTACTTCCACGTTGTTGCCGAATCAGAACTATGAATTATCAACTTGTTTACGATCAACGCTCACAAGCCATCAATCCAGCTGTTGTCTTAAGAACTACAGATGGTTCTTGGATTCCTTGTTCTCCAAAGAACACCGACTATCAAGAATATCTTGCCTGGCTAGCAGAAGGTAACGAACCACTACCTGCTGACTCTGAATAAATAACTAAAAAGTAGATAAAATGTCAAGAGCTCGTAATCTAGCCGGTTTTGGTTCAGCTATTACCAGTGCAGAAAATGCAGTCAATATCCGAGTAGGGTTTTTGACTGCTAGTTCATACTTTGGTGACGGTTCCGAGTTAACTGGAACTCCGGGTGGTCTTGGCACTTCCCTATTGGCTACGGACCTTACCAGTCCATTGAATAAGATATATTATACGAATGCAAATCTTTCGATTGCATCTACGATTACTGTAGACCCACCAGAATCTGCATCAGCTGCATATACACAATACACTGATATTGTAATGCAAGGTGACGCTGATTTGATTATTGGTGATGGTGATGAGTTTATTCCTGATATTTTAGGTATTGGTACATTTGTTGATATGCCCGGTGTTCTTTCGGGTGGTAATAGTAAAGTCAGAGCAGACAATTATACAAATAAGAAAGGAACTGGTGCTGCATATGTTCCTTATGGTCTCGCAGTACCTGTTGGTACAGCAGTATCAGTTGGTTATGGAACTGAAGCAACTCCAGGTATAGTTGGTGTTGATACAACGACTGGAATATTCTTCCCTTCTGCTGGTGAGATTGCAGTTACTAATAGTGGGTCTGAAAAATTAAGAGTTACAAGCACTGGTTTAGGTATTGGTACTGATAATCCTGCTAATAAATTGTCTCTTAGAGAATCTGGGTTTTGTGGAATTGACATTCAAACAGAACGACAAGGTTCTGGTGATACTATTGGTGGACTAAGATTCCTTAATTCTGCAGGAACCAGTCAGGCAAATATTTATGGAAAAATTGGTAATATATTACTTTTTGAAACAGCTGGAGAGGAAAGACTTCGCATCACTGGTGGTCAGGTTCAAGTAAGTACTGGCAGTACGTTACAATTAGGTGATACAACTGCTAGTAATAATGTTGTTTATAACTATGAGAATGTTGGTGGTGGTCTTATCCAAAAATACTATGTAATTGACAGCTTAAATTCTGGTCAATTGACAAGATTTACATTTACTGGAACTAATAGAAAATGTTGTATGATTACAATTAATGCTGTTGGATCTTGGGCAGCATCTAATACTGCAAGTAATCATGTTGCAGCACAGTTTGTATCTAGAGTCTTTACCGATAGTTCTGGTAATTCATCTGATAATTCAACAGTGACTACACCATTTGCATATACTTACAGTACCGGTAGTTATGCATTCAATAATGCTGGTAGTTTTGGATATAGTATTGATATTACAAATCCAACTGGTGATGATGGAGTTAAATTCTCTTATGAAATTATTTTACAGAATGCTAGAATTGATTCACAACATAGATTAACGGCTTCATCTACTGCCTGATAAATAACTAAAAAGTATAAAACCATGGGTCTGAGTTTAAGAGGAACTACATCTGGTGCGGTTGATATCAATGCACCAGCAGTCGCAGGTGATAATACTATCACATTGCCAGGTACCAATGGTGCTGCTAATCAGTTCTATAAGAACAGTGGAACCGCTGGGATTGTAACTTATTCTTCAATGGTTGAAGATAGTAGTGGTAACGTAGGGATCGGAACTGATAATCCAACAACGGAGCTCCAAGTTAATCATGCGACTAATGAATGCACAATCTCATTGTTCAATGCTGGAACGAAAAAGGCAGCACTTCAGGCACAAAATAGTTTTGGAACAATATTGTATTCATATGATGATGAACCAATTATCTTTAGTGTTGCTTCTGGAACATCTTATTCAGAAAAACTTCGTATAACTTCTGATGGATATGCTCGTTTAACAACAGCAAACGCTAGATTAGAATGGACAGCATCATCTGGTAGTAATCCTTTTATTAGATCTATTGGTTCTGGTCAACAAGAATTAGAATTCAATACTGGTAGTAATGAAAGACTTCGTATAACTTCTGCTGGTAAAATTCAAGTTACTGGTACTCGTGGTGGATCTTTGCAAGCAAGTGATAATGATTCACTTGAACTTTATACTGCAAGTGCATCTAGTAGTGTTAATAGAGGATCAGGAATAACTTTCTACAATCACGATGGCAGTGGTTATGAAATGGGTGGAACCATTCAGGTTGCGAAAGAAAATGGGACTGCCGACAATACATCTTCGTATATGCGTTTTGCGACTCGATCAAATGGTTCAGACGCTACGGAACGGATGAGGATTACATCTGCTGGTTTTGTTGGTATAAATGAGACAAGTCCTGATACACAACTTCATATTAAAGCTGCATTCTCTCAAAATGATGCCAATGGTCATCTAAAAATTGAAAATACTCAAGCAGTTACTAACTCGGGATCTAATGCTAGTCTTGTTATAAGAAGTCATAATGCTACTTCACAGTTTATGAATTGGCAAGCCAATGGGATGAGAATTGGTCAAAGAATTATTCACAACAGCAGTACCGGCAATTTATACTTTACCGCTGGCAATGATACTGTTCGCTTGACCATTGATGCTTCTAATGGAAACTTCACTGGTAGTTCTAGTGCTGATATTTCTGATGGTAGATTAAAAGAAAATATACAAGATATTGGTGCAAGTGATGCAGTAACTATTATTAAGGGACTTCAGGGAAGGACTTTTACCTGGAAAGAAGAAGCAAAAATGGGGACTGATACAAAGTATGGATTTATTGCTCAAGAGGTAGAAACTGTAATACCAAATCTTGTTCATCAAAATATGGGCATTAATCGAGTTTCGACTGCAGCAACTACACAAGGTTATGGGCAAGGCGAAATTATTGATGATTATAGTGATGCATATAGAGATGATACACAATCTGAGTGGTCTAAATCTGTAGAGAAGACGGGGATTATTCCCGTTTTGGTTGAGGCATTGAAGGATGCGCTTTCAAAGATCGAAACCCTTGAAACACAAAACGCTGACCTATTGACGAGAGTTACTGCACTTGAAGGTTGATAATAAATACTTACGCCTAAACCTGTTTAATTCGGAGGATTTTCCTAATGGCACTTACTGAAAGATTTGAAAACGACAAGATTGAAGTCGTTGGTACATATAAAGCAGTACAAGTACGTAGAGCAGAAATTATTGAGAAGGATGGTGTAGAAGTTGCACGTTCTTTCCATCGTCATGCACTGTCATGTGGTTCACTTGATGAAAGTGATAACTTTGTTGACACAGATATCAGTGGTGAAGATGCTGATGTTCAAGCAATTTGTAATGCTGCATGGACACAAACAGTGAAAGATGCATACAAGGCATTCTTGATTGCAAACAAACCAGCCGAATAAGTTCAATAAATACCTAAAAAGTAGATAGACATGAGTACCCTCAAGACTAATAATATTGAGCATTTAGATGCTTCTACTCCGTCAATTCAGACGACTATTGGTGGGGGTACCATTCTAGCAGGTGTGAGTACTGTATCTGGTGCATTAAATGTTGGTACTGGTACTTCTGTTAGTAGTCCAGCAACTAATACGTTAGCATTAGGTACTAATAATACAGAAAGACTTCGTATAACTTCTGCTGGTCTGGTTGGCATCGGACTGACTAATCCAGAAAAAAACCTTGTAGTAAGTAGTAGTTCTTCACCAACTATAAGAATTAATAATAGTGATAGTTCTATAACTGCTGATCAAACAATTGGTGTAATTGAATTTAAAGCTAATGATGGTAGTAACGATGGAGATCAAGTTACTGGATCTATTGAGTCAATAGCACAAGCAGCATTTACTGGTCAAGGGTCACCTTCACATCTTATTTTCAAAACTAATGGAGTATCTGGTGCAAATGCATTAACAGAAAGACTTCGTGTAGATTCTGGTGGCAGATTAATTACAGGAAATTATTCAACTGCTTTAGATACCATTGCTGGATCAATTATAGTAAATGGTGAAACAAGTGGAGGAAGAATCGCAATAAGAGGTTCTGGGTCAAGTGCTAATACCACTTTGAGTGAAATATTTGGTTTTTGGGATACAAATAAAGTTGCTGGATTCCAATTCGCTGGAGGGAGTGATACCACTAATAAAGATGACGGACAGATTAAGTTCTACACCAGCGCCTCTGGTCCCAGTCTTAGTGAAAGACTTCGTATAACTTCTGCTGGTGATGTTCAAGTTAAAACTGGAAATTTGGTTATAGGAACTTCTGGTAAAGGTATTGACTTCTCTGCCACTGCTGATGGTTCAGGAACATCTACATCTGAACTTCTAGATGATTATGAAGAAGGTACTTGGACTCCATCAGTTACATTTGGTGGGACATTAGCCAGTCAAACCAATCAAGGTAAATACACCAGAATTGGTAATACTGTATTTATTTCGTATCAACTAAATATCTCCGGTTTATCGGGAGGAACCGGAAACATTAATGTTTCGGGTTTGCCGTATGCAGCTGATCAAGTACCTACATATAGTCATGGAAATTGTCAAGGTAATGCTTCCATGTCTTTGCCTTCAGGGGCAGGAAGTATCATGCCGTATATTGAAAATGGTAGTAATTATATGAGGCTTTTATATATGACTAATAGCGGTCATGCCGATGTAACTAATACTGTTTATTCTTCTGGGCTTACATTTTATGGAAACGGAATTTATTATACTAGCTAGTTAAATAGTCCGTAACCGGATTAAAACTAAATCCATTAAATCTGTCTCTGGTGTATATCGTACCGCATAACAACCACTTGACAAACTAACGAATAAATAATACGCCTAAACCTGTTTAGTTCGGAGGATTTTCCTAATGGCACTTTCCCCAAGAACTCATAAATAACTAAAAATACACCGATATGTCAAGGGCAAGTAATTTAGCTGGTTTTACTACCGCAGTTGGGCCACCAACAGACTTGAATGTTGGTGTGGTTTCTGCTACAAGTATCACCGCAGAAACTGTAATTTCAACCAACACTTATTCATTCACTAATCTAGATATTAGTGAAACTATTAGTATTGGTTCTTCTATTGTTGGTGTCACCACCATCAACTCTAGTGGTATCAATAGCCCTCTTGGTATTGGTACTTTTAATAGTGTTGCAATTGGAACCGCATCAAATCTTCCATTAGAAGTATATCATCCAACCATCAATTCAGTAGCAAAATTTCAATCTGGTGATACTGGAGTAAATATAAGATTTCAGGATGGTAATACCACCAATCAAATGGAAATTGGTGCAGATAATAATGATTTTATTGTCTCTGCAGCATCTGGTGGTGAGAGATTAAGAGTTGAAAGTGGTGGTAATGTTGGATTGGGTTCAACATCACCCACAGTATCAGTAGATATATCAGAGAAGACTGATGCAGTTGCTCTACCTGTTGGTACTACTGCTCAGAGACCATCAACAGCATATGGTGGATACATTAGGTGGAACTCAACCAACACTGCGTTAGAGGTCTACAATGGCACAAATTGGGTGGAGATAATCTCTGATTATTTCCCATCAGGTTCTACTACTTTAGGTTGAGGTAAAATATAATGGCAAACGAACATTTAAAGAGAATTCCTACCAGTAGTGGCAATCGTAAGGTTCATACAGTATCTGTTTGGGCAAAAATTAACGATTCAAATACTTCAAGTTACAGAACATTTTTTGCTGCCGGAGACGGTACAAGTGGTGCACCACGAACTGAATATGGTCTTGATACTAATAATAAATTTAATATGGGAATCAATGACGATGGTTCCACATGGCATCAGGCAGTTTCCACTGGAGTGGGTAGAGATAGTGGAAACTGGTTACATTTTTGTATAGCAGTTAATTCTACTCTAGAAGTTCAACAAAATAGAATTAGATTTTGGATAAATGGTAGTATATATCAATATACGGTTTCTAATACATTAAGTGGAAATTCCGATGGTCCAATAAATGATGTTGTTGCTCAGACCATTGGTAGGTATGTAAATGTTGGATCACAACCTTGGGATGGACAATTATCAGATTTTTTCCTTGTAGATGGTCAAGCACTCACACCTGATGTGTTTGGTTTTTATAAAGATGGAGATGGTTATCAGTCTTCTGGCACTTCAGAAGCAACTGATTTTAGACCAGGACAATGGGTTCCTAAATCACCATCAGTCATCAAGAATGTAATCAATAATGGTGGTGGATTTGGAGTCAATGGATTCTATCTGCCTATGAATGATAGTTCTAATCCTGGTGCTGACTTCCACTGTGCTCCTAATAGTATTATCAAACTGAAAGGAGAAGACTTACCACAACCACGTAATGGTGCTCCTACAACTTCTGATGCATTTGTCAGTCAGTTGAGAACAGACCCTTATGCTGCTAACTTAGTTCTTGCTGTTCCTGGTATTGGTACATTAAGAGGAACCGAAACTGTTAGTAATGGTAATTTCAGTGATGGAACTACTACTGGTTGGACATCTAATAGAAGTGCAACCATCACCAATAATGATGGAGTAATGAGAGTTACAAATGGAGCATCTACTACTAGTGGGGCACATTATCCAATAACTACTGAAATTGGCAAGTATTATAATCTTACTTTTGATGTATTGACTGGAGCAAATAATGGTTATATTGGAGTAACAGATTCTAATTTATATAATAGTGGAACTTTTGTCTTAGCATATGCACAATATGTTAATGGTTCGTATTCAGTAGTTTTCAAAGCAACATCAACAACAGAAATTTTACATTTCCATGTATTTGGAGGATCATCAGGTAGTTTCAAAGAATTTGATAATATTTCTGTAAGAGAAGTAAACGCACCAACAGATTACTCTGCTGATATCAAAGGTAGTGGAACCAATAAGACACTTACAGCAACTGGTAATGCTGGTGTGGGTTATGAACTTGGTGGATATTATGGAAGTGCTATGACCTTTGATGGGACTGGTGATTTCTTATCAATTCCCAACAACTCAGATTTTAATTATAGTGGTGGTGAAGATTTTACGATTGAACTCTGGTTGTATAGAAAAGATACTGGTGGTAATGACTCCATAATAGGTATTTTTGAAAATACTGCTGGTACTAGAAGGACATGGCAATTAGAACAGAGAGGAAATCAAGCTATAAGATTTGAATGGTGGACCGATGGTTCATCTGGAACAGATATAACGACGGCTAATAATACAGTTCCAATTGATCAGTGGAGTCATATTTGTGTTGAAAGATCTGGTAATGTAATTACTGTTTATGTGAATGGTATTGCCGTAGGTATTAATGTATCTGCAGGAAGTATCTACAACAACACCACAGATCCATTAAGAATTGGTTCACAAAATGCTGTTCCAAACGCGGAGTTAAATGCTAACATTCAAGACGTTCGTGTCTACAAAGGTGTAGCAAAATACAAAGGTGGTTTTGATGTTCCCAAACCTTACACACCAGTAG